CGGATAGCGGTGCGAAAGGATTAAAGGCAGGCGGCACACTCGGCGGCGATATGGTTTTCAATGATCCATTTGCTAATGCTTTTGGTGGTGCGGTTACACCATATCCATTGGCAACCCCACCCGGTATAGCCAAGAGTTATTACGGCATCCCGACATCCGATGCCAATGAATTTTCACGCAAATTAAGATTGCTAGGCGATGCCGGTCTTATTCAATACGGAGTAGGTATTCCAAACTTTACACCGGGTGAGGATCCATTGCCGAATTTGTGGAACGAGTATTTAGCAAGCTTAGTGAAAACACCGCCACCAACACCAGAACCAACACCAGCACCGATCATTAATGTGACAGTCAATGGTGCAATGGATGCCGAAGGCACGGCACGCACACTTGTAGAAACTCTCAACAATTCATTTTATCGCGGCACAGGCGGCGCAAATAGCCTGCAATTTGCATGAGCATTTTCAATCCAATTTGGCGCGTAACCATCAATGGTGTGCAATACCAAACTGCCATTTTGGCCAATCTAACAATCACAAGCGGTCGCACAAACATTTATGAGCAAGCGCAGGCCGGATACACAAACCTTGAAATCATCAACCTTGATCAATCCAATGTGCCAATTAAAATCAATGACTCACTTACTATTGAATTGCAGGATTCAACATCGGCATTCGTTCCCAGTTTTGGTGGTTCGGTGGTCGAGGTTGGAATTTCAATTGCTGAACTTGGAAACATAAATTATGCACAGCGGATCAACATCATTGCTTTGGGTGCTTTGGCTAGATTACCAAAACAATTAACCAATGGTGTGCTTTCGAAAAAATTTGATGGTGATCAAATTTATGACATTTTGAAAACTGTTTTGTTAAGCTCATGGCAAGAGGTACCGGGTGGGCTTACATGGGCAACTTATTCACCCACAGTCACATGGGCAAATGCCGGAAATTCTGGATTAGGTGAGATTGATCGCCCAGGCAATTACGAATTGGCAGCGCGAACAAACTCGCGCACAGATGTTTATTCATTGGTATCAGCTTTAGCAATATCGGGATTGGGCTATTTGTATGAATCGGCCACGGGCCAAATTTCATACGCTGACAGCACTCATCGATCAACTTATTTAGCTACAAACGGGTATTTGGATCTAACAGCAAATCACGCTTTGGCATCGGGTTTGAGTATTCAAGAACGCGCAGGTGATGTGCGAAATTCGATAACCTTAAAATATGATGCAACCTCATCATCAGAAAAATCGGCATCTGATGCAACCTCGATTGCGTTATATGGCCAATTGGCTCAAATTATCAGCACCACATTGCACAATGCAGCCGATGCTCAAGCTCAAGCCAATTTTTATTTGACTCTAAGAGCTTATCCACAATTTAATTTCAACAACATTACATTTGAACTGACCAATCCAGAGCTTGATGACATTGATCGTGATGCCTTGATTAACATTTTTATGGGATTACCATTACGAATCACAGAATTACCACTCAACATGGCATCGGGCACATTTTTGGGATTTGTTGAAGGCTGGACATGGCGTGCCGGATACAACACGATCAGCATCACCGCTATTCTATCACCGCTAGCATTTAGCCTGCAAGCCATGCAATGGCAAGATGTATCAGCACTTGAAAAATGGAACACAATCAGCGGCAGCTTAAATTGGGCTGAAGCTTTAGTCGTAGCGTAAGGAGAAACATGAGCAATCCAACGAGCAATTTTGGATGGCAGATGCCAACGGCCACAGATTTGGTCACGGATTTGCCAGCTGATTTTGAGGTATTTGGTCAGGCTGTCGATACAGCTTTGATGGATCTCAAAGGCGGCACAACAGGTCAGGTGTTAAAGAAAAACACCAATGCTGACATGGATTTTGTTTGGGCAGCTGATTCAGCTGGCATGACCAATCCAATGACCACAACGGGTGATACAATTTATTCATCAAGCGGATCGACCCCGGCACGATTGGGAATTGGCTCAACCGGGCAAGTTCTCACAGTATCGGGCGGTTTGCCTGTATGGGCCGCTCCGGCTGGAGGCGGTAAGGTTTTGCAAGTTGTTTATGGATCAACAACAACATCGGTGACAAATTCATCAGGTTCTTATTCAGACACAACACTCACCGCAACGATTACGCCAAGTTCTGCAACAAGTAAAGTTTTGGTTTTGGTCAATCAAAACGGCTGTTCAAAAACTGTCACAAATGCAAACACCTCACTCACGCTTAAGCTGCAACGCTCCGGCACCGATTTGGCATTTTTGACCGATGGTGGTTTGGCAACTGGTACGACTCTTAAATTGACATCTTTTAACTATTCAATTTCAGTTTTAGATTCACCGGCAACGACATCAGCAAGAACGTACAAAACAGTATTTATGGAAGGCAATGCTTTGTCATCCGTATCTGTACAATCCGATGGATCAACCTCAACAATCGTACTTTTAGAAATCGGTGCATAATGACTAAGAAAATCACAGGCGGTCAAGTAATGGAATACCTAATCCCAACAGGTGGATGGGCAATTGTTGCTGAGGATTTTGATTCAATTCGCTACGATGAAGGCGTTGAGCCAATCACCAAAAAGCAATTTGATGATGCTTTCGAGCAAGTCGAAAAAGCTGAGGCCGACAAAATTGCAGCTGATCTTGCAGCCAAAAATGCTTTATTAGAAAAATTAGGCATCACCGCTGATGAGGCGAGATTGTTGCTTTCATGACATTTCCACAAGGCACATTGCCGCGTTTGATTCAGGTCGCACTTGCTGAGGTCGGAACGGCTGAAACGGGCAACAATGAAACAAAGTACGGCAAGTTTATGAAAGCCGACAAGCTGCCATGGTGTGGGTCGTTTCTCAATTGGTGTGCAGATCAAGCCGGTGTGAAAGTGCCAAATGTGGTCAGCACTCGTGCTGGAGCTGAGGCATTTCAAAAAGCTAAGCAATGGCACACCACACCAAAGATTGGTGATTTTGTTTTTTTTGATTTTATTGTTGATGACAAAACTACGATCAATCACATTGGCTTGGTGATTCGGGTTTCGGAAAAACAGATTGTGACCATTGAAGGCAACACATCAGGCGGTGGCGATCAACGCAATGGTGGCGAAGTCATGGTCAAATCACGAACTTTGGGAGCACGCTCATTTGTTGTCGGTTATGGCCGACCAGCTTATGAGCCATTTTCCGGTGATTTACCGGATCGACCAAAAGGAGAAAAATAATGGAACAAGCAAAAGCAATGGTGGCCTCATGGGGTCGCTCATATATCGCAGCTGCATTGGCCGTGTACATGGCTGGAGGCGATCTTAAGGCAATGGCAATGGGTGGCGTGGCAGCTGTGGTGCCGGTCATTTTGCGTTGGCTTAACCCAGCTGACAAAGCTTTCGGATCAACGGGGAAATGATTCGAAAATCACTCGCGGCAGGTTTAGCTTTGATCCTTTCGCTAAGCCTTGCCGGGTGTGGTTATCAAGGATGGGTGCGATACCCATGTCAATTGCATGAAAATTGGGAAAACGATGAGTGCCAAAAGCCGCAATGCAAGGTTACTGGTACCTGTACAGAGGATTTGATCGGCGATGGCTTCAAAGAATAAAGACAGACTGAGCCAAGAGGAAATCAAAGCACGCTTGATGTTTCTCATTGGCGCGGTTTTGTCATTTGTGTTTTTGATCGTCACTTTGGGCATCACTTATGCGCTGATATTTGTGACACAGCCGATTGGCGCACAAGCTCCCAATGATGCAGCTTTCATCGACTTGCTCAAAACATTGGCAATTTTTCTCACCGGGTCATTGGGTGGAGTTTTAGCATCCAATGGCCTCAAAGACAAGACAACCAAATCAGAATACGAAAAAAGTATCGAACGGCGTTTAGGCGGTAGCGACACGCCATGATTTGAGCGTGATTGTTGAATTTGTCGGCTGATGCTGTCACTCTCTCTTTTGGGAGCTGATACGCGGCTCCCAGAATCGGGAGCAACAAAATGAACGAAGCATCAATCGTGATCTTTATGATCATTGCTGGAGCCTTATGGGCTGTCATGTCTTATTCGGTCGGATTCCGGGAAGGCCAGCGACAAGGCTATACACGCGGCCGGGCGGTATCACGCCACATCTCGCAGCTTAATGAGAAGGTGGACAACTAATGGCCGGATTTTTAGAAAACTACGAAGGCAACAAAGAGCGCACAGATCGTTGGATTTCCACATTTCCAAATGGCCGGCTTGAAGCTCACATAATCGAATTCAATGCCGAAAAAGGTTTTGTGCTCGTACAAGCTAAGGCATGGCGCAATCAAGAGGAAACAGAGCCAGCCGGCATTGATTACGCTTTTGGCTATCGTGAAGCGTACAACCCAAACATGAAACGCTGGTTTTGCGAGGATACGACAACCTCAGCTTTGATGCGCGTAATGGCCTTGGTCATGGGTGGCACGGAAAAAGCCACAAAAGAAACCATGGAGCAAGTCAAAATCAATGATGCAACAAAGCCACAGGATTATGACTATTGGACAACAAAACATGGTGATGTGCCTAGTTACAAAACAGCGGCCGAGGCCGAGCAATCCGGCATCCCATCATTTGGATCATCAATGGATGAAATTGCTAAGCAATTGGGTGGTGAGCTCGTACAAGAGGCACCGCAATGCTCACATGGGCACATGATCTGGAAAAAATCACATGAAGGCGCACCAAAATCATGGGGCGGCTATTTCTGCACAGAGCGCACAAAGGCAACCCAATGCACGCCTCGATGGTATGTATTGCGATCAACCGGAAAATGGGAGCCACAAGTATGAGCGACTACATGGAAATTCTTTATCCACAACAAATGATGGCGCGATTGTTTTGCAATGGCGAAATCGTGGAGGAGTACAAAATTGAGCAATGTGACAAATGCTCACAGCTGAGAAAGCTTGACAAATTTGGATACCAAAAAGGCTATGACAGCACCGAAAAAATTATTTGGTTTTGTGGTGAGTGCCGATGATCGACCGCATTGAGGAGGTACAATGCATGATTGCTGCAATCTCTCATTGCCATGATCGATCAGCTGATCACAGCTCACGCATTGTGCGCAATCTGTCGTGGTTTGAGTATGTTGCACAAATAGCTGAATCAATGGTATCTGAGTGGGTAGTGGCCAAAGCTTTGGGATACGACTACACACCCGGCATCACATGGGATAAATCAAAAGCCGATGTTGGCCAACACATAGAGGTCAAATGGTCAAGCAATCCACACTCAAATTTGTGGATTCAGGAATCAGATCGCCATGATCGTGACATTGCCGTATTGGTTACAGGCAACTCACCAAAAATGCACATCGTTGGCTGGATGCCGGTTGCCATAGCTAAGAAACCACGCTATCGAAACGCATCACAAAACAATTGGAGCGTGCCACAAATCAACCTCCAACCAATCGACACATTGATGAGGAGCAATTATGCACATCCTGCAATTTGATTGTTCAATCTGCAAAAAGCTTTACGGCAAACCAAAGCAACGCCACGGCCTCAAGAAAGGTGCCGAACTCACAGCACATGAGTGGTTTGCACAATGCATGGGATGTGGCACATTTGGCATCAAGCTGGTTGATGATGATCGGATTGAGGAGCTTGCAGATGGCAACCTATGAATTCAAATGTGATCAATGCGGCACCATGGCAATCATCAATCGTGCAATTGATAGTGATGGCGATGTTGATGCTGGCAATTGCATGGCTTGTGCAATTTCAATGACACGCATTTGGGCTGCAACACCAGCCGTGTTCAAAGGTACTGGATGGGGTAAATCATGATTAATTTATCCACAACCATTATCCACAGGCTGTGCGCAACGCCCAACAGCACGCTCAATGTTGCATCGTATTTGACTTTATCGATACGCTCCATGCTCGTGGGCGAGCCGCTGAGGCGGATAGCTCGCAAGCGATGCTTGGTGCTATTGGCCGGGCTATGTCTTGCAATAGCAACACCGGCACAGGCCACACAAGATGCAACAACAAAACCATCAATTGATTCATTGAAACTGTATGCACACTCAAGGATTGTTAATTACAAAGAATTCCAATGCTTTAACACATTGATCACAAAGGAAAGCAATTGGCGTGTTGAAGCTATCAATCCAAATGGCAATCACTTTGGCTTAGGTCAAATGCGTAACACTAAGTATCGAAACCTCGATGGCTTTCGCATGATTGACTGGAGCCTCAGATACATTGCACACAGATACTCAGGCTCAAGCTGCAAAGCCTTTGCTCATTGGCAGAAACATGGGTGGCATTGATGTCACGCAACTGGAAAGGCGGAAGCACAAGCCGATGGCGTAAGCTAAGAGAAGCTGTTCTCAAGCGTGACGGATGCTGCCAAATGTGTGGTCAGACTGAAGGTCAGATGCACATTGATCATGTGATTCCAAAGCGATTGAACGGGAGCGATGAATTATGGAATTTGAGGCAATTGTGTCAAAAGTGCAATTTGGTCAAAGGTGGTCGTTTTTTTGAGGCAGACAAGACAC